TACCTAATTTTTTATCATCATTAGTTAATACCCAATATTGCCAGTGATGTGGATTTTTATGTATATGCCTTAGCCAAGCATATTTAAAACTTTGTACGACTTCGTATGAACGATTACCATAAAAATAATTATCATATGCTTCATATTCATCTTTATCATATTTTGATTTGTCATGTTCACTAACGCATTGATATTCAGCTACGACTTTAGCAGCTTCATCTGGAAATATTTCTGGTAAATTTTTATGTAACCAATTAAATGCATTTGCAACATTTGCCTTATGATTATTAATATATTCATCATAAATGGCGCTCATCATAAACCTCCCTCAAACCAAGTCGTCTAATATAAGAAGATATTGGTTTATTTTTATTTTCCGGATTATATGCAACAACAAACATAAGATCGTTATCGCATACAACCATCATTTCTAAAGTTATTTCATTATCACTACCGTGTTCTATATTTACTAATTCTATTTCATGAACTCCTATTATTCGATTATACTCATTATGCACGTATCTATTATAATATTCTACAACCATTCTCTTACTAAGTTCAAAGAGTTCAGCACTACTCATAACAACATCTGCAACCATGATAATACCTACTATAAATTTGGTAATGCAATACCTTCAATTTCAGCTCTAATTTCAAGTTGATTCAAGTATTGCCCCATAAATGATTTTTGATTTTTTAAAATTAGTATTGGCGTATCAGGTATAAAATCTAAAGTTCCAGCCTCCATTCTAACAATCATCTTATGAAGATTATTATATCTTATTTTTGTTTGCATATATTCAGCAACAAATCTTTCTTTATAATCTTCTGATTTCATTAATTTTATAGTATCTTCTAAAGTAACTTCATCATAATGATTAATGTTATTAACCTTTTCTTCAAGAGTTAATTCTTGTTCATCAACAACTTCAGTTGTCTTTATATTTTCTTCTTCCATAATATTTTTTCTCCTTCTTTTATTTTATTATTTCTTTTTAGAAAATATACTTTTCTTTTTATTTCTATCAAGTAGTAATTTTTTTCTTTTCTCTTCGAACATTTTTATTTTAGATAATGTCCATTTTTTGGTACACATACCACATTCTTTCAATAAGTCTATATATTCTTTTTTAGTTAATCCGTATGTATTCAACTCTATTTACCTCCTTTTGGTAATATATCTCTAAATGTCTTTCCAAGATTTTTTAAATTATTACATGCTTCTTCAACAGTAAGAATCGGCATTTCTTCTTGCTCTATATAATCTTTAATAAAGCTCGTATGACCATATAATTTTTTAATTACTGCCATACAAAATCCTTTTTCAGGATCCCAAACATCATCCTCTGTTTTTTTAACTACAGTTTTACTTCCATCTTTCCATAATATAATAGTAGCAGGATTATTAAATATAACTCTGTCTATCATATTTGGAATATCAACTCTTAATTCATTATATGATGCATATTTTTCAACTGATAAAATATCATTATAACAATATCTCATAGCATCTAAAAAATCTTCACCATTTAAAGTAGAACTAACTTTATTATTTATAGCAATAGGTTGAATATCAGCCAATAGCCTATTGTTCTTTGTTTGCATATCTAGCACCAAACCTATCTATATTTTGTATAACATTAATTGCTTGTAAATATGCACTTCTTCCTGTTTTTCCATTTACTTCCCAATCATATGGACGAATATCCATATCTACACTAGCAATATCTATGTCATCTAACATACCAATTGTACTTTCATTAAGTTTAGTAACCTGATCTCCTGATACTAAATATGCAGCAGGTCCTCTGTTATTAAATTTAACTTTAACTGGTAAAAACATAAAAGGTTCTTCGTCTTCTTCTCTAGGTGGTTTTATTTTTACAGTCCACCCAGCTTCAACTAATTCATCTTTTATTTCTTCATTTGGAATTATAACTGCAAAATTTCTATCCCCCTCTCTATTATATTTACTAGCAACGCCTTCGAAATTTCTATAAATAATTCTTGCGTTTTCTATTTCTAATATATTTCTTGTAAAATTAATCTTCATTATATATCTCCTATCTATTTTATTTTATTTTGAATTTCTTTTTTTACAATATCCCATATTAAATTTCCCATTTTTACTCCTATTGTAATTCCACAACCAACTGATATGATTGCAAACATATCTTTAACTTTCATATTATCTCCTTTCTATTGAAATATTTAATCACCATTAACAAACATTTCAAAATCACCATATTGGCTTATAGTATCAATGGCTTCGTTTACTAAATTATTATAATAATCTTTATCTATAAATTCTTCGTTAGTTCCTCTTACCATTTCAGATTCTAACCAACGATATCCTTTACTTCCAGTTGCTGAATAATATTTACCATCTTTTTCGCGTACAAGTATTCCTCCGCCTTTTCCTGGTAATATTGGACAAAAGTTTCCAACTTTTCCAACAAACTTATAATCATGCCCAGTACTAATAACTTGCATTAATTGATCACGAAGTGTTTTATACTCTGGCTCGGATATTAATTCTTTTTTATATTGACTTTCAATTTTTGATAATTCTTTCTCCTCAGCAGAAACATCAGGTAAACTTTCATTCATATCTAAATATAAAGCACTTGTGACTGATTTAGTTTCACACATATCATCGAATACAATATCTTCTTTACTAAATAATTTCTTAAATACATATGGTATTTGAAATTGTGTTCCTGTAGCAGTCCACTCACCATCTTTATATTTTGCTATATACACTGCATCATTTACTAAACACATTCTGTCGTATGTAGCCTCATGTTCAAATGTATAACCATATTTTTCACCAAATTTCATAACAAAATCTATAATTTCTGGTGTTGCATTAGGAATTTTTATAGAATCTGTTTTAATATGTGCAACTGTAAATCCTCTCTTTTGAACTTCTTCTTTTAAATCTATCATGAATAAAGCCCCACGTTTAGCAACGATATTATCTTTATTACGAATATCTCTAAATGGATTGTCAAAATTTGCAGATGTTAAACCATATACAGAATTAATAGCCGTTTTTAAAGCATTCGCTAAATCTTTAGATTTCATTTCTCCATTTTTAACTTTTTCAACATATGGAGTTAATTTTCCATCTAACATTTTATTAACTTCGTCCCAATCTTCATGTTTAATTGACACACGACCCTCAACAATTTCTCTGAATCTAGCTGTAAAATGTGGTCCAAAGAAACATTCAGCGATTAAACTATGAGGATGCATTGAAGCTACATCTAATAATGCTACATTATAATACATTCCTGGTTCTGCATATACATATCCGCCTTCACCTACTTCTTCCCCTTTATAAGTTGAGATACCATTCTCAAATTTATAGCCAGGGAAATATGGTAATAAACTATTTGCTGGCCCATGTTTCTGTGACATCATAATTGGACAAGCTTCTTTTAAAAAATCTTTAACATCAGAATTTAATTCAAATACTGGCTGTGACATATCTCTATAACAGAATTCACCTTGTGGTGTTTTATTAGATCCAAATATAAATTTAGTAGTTAATGTGTTTGTAGTATCATTAACTGTCAATCCTGCTATATCTGATAAAATCTTTCTAGCAGTCCAGTCTGATTGAAGATAATTCCAAGCAGCTTCTGTTGCTATAACATCATTATCACAATACTCCGCTACTTCAATCCATTTTTCTTCTGGAACTGGTTGATCCCATGGTAAACCTAATTCCTGATGATGGATGCCCATTTCAATTTCTAATTTCTTTAAAGATTTTTTATTTCCAGCAGAAGCAAAATCATAAATATCAGTATATGATAAATTATAAGCTTCTCCAAAGAATGCATTTCTTTCCCCATTAATTATTCTTTGTGATAAATTATATAATTGTTCATTATTATAGCCCATTAAACGTGCATAAATTATATGATTATCATAACGTCTACAATTAAATCCTACTAATCGGTATTGAAGTAATTCTTCGATATCATTAGATGTAGGATTAATCATACGTACCACTTTATTTTCTTTTCCTTCTAACTTCCAGTTTACTAGAAATAAATTAGGAAAAACTTCTATATCATAAAATATAATTTTTTCCTTTTCTGAATTAACTGGTTTTGAAGGTTCATCTGATTTAAAATGCATTTGCTTTACTAGCTTAACACAATATTCTGATTGGTTAGTGCTATGTGCTGCAAAAGCATATATTTCATTTTTCATATCAGATACATCAAATTTTAAACCTTGTTCGTATGCATCTTCTAAAATCTTATATATAAAATCAATACTTGGTTTAGTACCAGGATGAATTTCTTTATTAAGATTTCTTTCTATTAATTTTCGAAGCCCCTTTTCACTTTTTATAACATCAGAACTTACCATTTTCTTTTCTCCTTTCGTAGGTAATCCAGAGCTTATACTTTTTATAGGTAAATTGTTACATTTAGTTAATCGTCTACGTAAAGAACTTTTACCTGTAAATACTTTTATTTCTACACTATCTGCATATATTCTACTAAGTTTTGTTACATCACCATTATAAATATAATGTAAATGTATTCCATTACCGCTTTTCGATAATTCAGCATATGTAGCTGGAAATTCACTTATCGCTTCAAGATTTTTTTCGAAAGATTTATTACCATTTTCATCTTTAATATCAAAATCAATTACAATATGATTTTCTGGTATTTTAACATAATGTGTTCTTGATGTATTAATATCTTTTAGAGTGGTTTTAACATCGTCCCACTTTTTACTAGGTGTATCCTTGCTTGAAGCATATTGTGCTAAACAATTTGTACATTCTTTATCAAATATTGATTCTTGTTCTTTAAAACACATAAAATCATTTATTTTTTCCTCAGATTTTTTATCATTAATCTTTTTATCTTGAGTATCGAATATACTAGTTTTGAAACCTTCATAATAGCTTCTAACCCTTGACCCATCATCTAAGTTAAATCGATCGTTATAACTAATAAAATAATTCTTTAACTCCTCTTTAAAAGCCCTTTGAGATAAAGGATAATTAACTTTAGCATCATCACAATATGTTTTGTACATTTCCCAGGCGGCTTTCAATGTTGTTCCATTTTGTTTTTTAAAAACATGATATGCATCAATAACAAAATTATAAAAGTCATTTGATGCACCTAACATAGCAGTCGGTATATAATCATCATATGCCCCAGGATCTTTTAAATATACTTCCCTACAATGCCATGCTATTGCACCTAACTCAAAATCGACTTTTTTAACTGTCTCTTTATATTCTTTAGCACTTAATTTGTTACCAGATGGATGTACATCTATAAGTCTTCTTATTAATCCAGATTTTCCATCTGTTATTTTTACTGGCTTATTTGTGCCCATTAATAAAAAACATTTGAATCTATTTGCATAAGTTGATTTAAATTTTTCATTTACTGTCATTAATTCATGCGAAACTAAACTATTTAATCTAGTATTATCTTCAATTCTAGATAAATCGCCATCATGTTGAATTGCAACTAATGGATTAGTTTTAAATGCTTCTAAAGCAAATGAATTACTTGATGAACCCAATGCTTTAGCATCAAATACTGAATAATATCCATCAAATAATTTTTGAATAATATTTAATATTGTTGATTTACCAGTACCTGCGGCACCATAAAATACTAAAAATTTTTGAATATATTTAGAATCTCCTGTTACAATAGACCCTATAGCCCATTCTATTTTATGGCGTTCTTCTTTATCATATAGAGTTGATATCAATTTTTCATATGCATCAATATTTCCTTTTTCTAATGAATAAGGAAGTTTTTTACTAGCATAATCTTTTTTATTAGTTTCAGTATTAGCAAATATAATATTTTCATCAAGCATTTCAAAAGAATCTCTTTTTTGCTTTTGACAATATTTATGCCACTGATCTATTGATCCTGTACTAGAATCCCAAGTATATAATATTTTTATATTAGTATCAGGATGTTGTGTTCTATACTCTTCAGCATATTTTGTTAATTCAGAATCAATTATACTTAGTGCATCATCTTCATTTGTAGACCATAAACCTTTATCTTCTAACCATACCGCATAAAAATCTCCGCCTCTAATCATTAAATCTTGAGATTTTGGATATAATCTAAATTTCGGATATATTTCTACTGTATTTTTAGTGGAACGAGTTGATATGATCAAGAAATCTACCATGTCTATCCTCCTTCCAATTCCAACTCCTTAATATTTGTAGTAGTTTGACATAATATTTTTGCCATTTTATTTACAATCCTCTTTCAATTAACTAAAACTATTTAAAAACCAGCAAAGTTGAGTCCATATTTCAAACTTACGTAAATCTTGTTTACATTCAGGTATATAAAATAAACCTCCTCTACCATCTCGTTTGTATCTTCTATTTAAAAATGTATTTATAACTTGTTCTGCATATGTTCTATCAAAAACATCATCAGTCATCATACTTAATCCCATATTTTTTAACATTGTCCAAAACCATTGTTTAACTCTGTCACCATATCTAGGATCATCCATAATTTCTTCTTCTGTTCTAATTGATAATGCTATTAACATTTCTAATACAGAACAAGGCCCATCTAAAATATCAAGGATATAAATATAATCATTTTCATTTTTTGTATGAGCAAAACGACGACGTAAACATATACCATCGTAAGCTCTATTAGAATCCATATCGATAGTAAATGTGAATTCTACATCATGTAAGAACATAAATAATTTTCTGTAAGAAATACTATTATGAGCTCTACCTTTACAAACATAATCATACAGCCAATCAAAATATTCATTTTTAATTTGGTCACTGAATGACATAATTGGTTATACCTTCTTCTATGAATTAAAGTCCTTTTCAGATTTTAATATTTCATAATCACATTTTTGGCTGGTATTTCTTACATATACTGCATCATCTTCATACTCTCCAAAATGCTTTAATGCGTCTCCTATATTTTTAGTAGGATCATCGATAACTGAATCAAATTCATCTGTTAATATATTATCATTCCATAATGTATAAGATTTAGTATCATAACCATCCTCTTCCCCAAATTCTTCTGGCGATATTACATTAATATGTTTTACTAAATTAGAAGATTTATTTTCTTTAGGATTAATTAAATCTTCTTCAATATTTTTAATATTTTCAGGAGCATATCGCATAGCATCGATAGTATTATCATAATGCAATTTAATTACCTCTTTATCTTTTATTTCAACATCTGTTGAATCATTTATGTTCTTGTTTTTTTCTTCTTTATTTGTTCTATTTTTGAATGTTTCTATAACTGATTTTATTTCTTCATCAGCTAAATTTTGATAGTACTTGTCAATTATTCGCCAAGTTACAAATGAACCGACAGAAGCACCACCGATAAATATCAATAAATTTTTCATAATTCCTCCTTTTAAATTAAATCATATATAACGCCGTCAACATTGAAATCTAATAATATATTATATTCAAGACCATTAACAAATCTACGATGTGCCATATTATCTTTATAAATTCCAAAGTCTACATAATTGTCTCCTTTTTTATTATTTTTAGGATCATATATCCATCCAACAACTTGCCCAGCTTTTGTTCTTGGAATATCTAATAAATCATATACTTCATTAAGAAATAAATGACCTCTTGCTTTTAATAATTCATTAGCATAATCTTGTTGTCTTCTAAGAAACATAAGATTATATTCTGCATCTTTAGCAAAATTTCCAGAAGTAGCATCAAAGAAACGAGCATAATCACTATATTCTAATGTCTCATTATCACCGTCTATTACTTCTATTATTTCCTTTTTATTTTTATCTTTTGTTTTAATTTCCTGTGCTTTAATGTTATATCTTAATTCTTTATCAACTGATTCACCGAATCTTTCTACAACATTTGCTCTATATTTTTTAAATGATTTATCCATTATAGCATAAGCTGCTGCTATAGCCATATTTCTTTTCTTTAATATATTATGACCACATATAATACTTGTGAATGATAAACCACCTAGTATTATAGCTGGTGAATATAATTTTACTATTTTTATACTAGTTTGAACAGTATTCAAAGTTAAATCTTTATTAGCATCTTCTTGAGTATATTCAATATTTTCATCATTTAAACATTCATGAATTTTATCTACTGTATCTTTTTTTTCATTAATAATAGTTGATAATTTTAGAGTTTGTTTACAGGCAATAATAGTACTTGCTGTTACTCCAATAATTCCAACTGTCATAAGAATTTCCGGACTATATTTATTAAATTGTAATTTACCAACATTTAATAATCTAGTTGCTTTATTCATAATTTCTTGCTTCATTTCTATTATATCCTTTCATTAATCTATAGGTATTGCCCTAGGCATTTTTATCATATATCCATCTCTGACTCTAATAATTTGAGCATTTCTGATATTTGTCCATCCATATTTATTGTCTGTATAATTACCAGTTATTCCAACTAAATCATATAAATCAGCGACTCTTACTAATCCATAGGATTCGATTAATTCATCCATTCTTTCTAATACATCTTCAGCTTCTCCACGACTATCTAAAATTATATCGTCATAAGAATATGCTGAATATGTACTTCTTGGTTCTTCACGTCTATATGATGATCCTCTATCATAATAATTACGATATGATACTTTATCAGATATAGATCGTCTTCCACCGCCTCTACTTCCGCCATATAATATCATATCTATACCATCTGTTACAATATCAGATATGGCTTTTTTTATAGCTGGTATTAATACTTCTCCAAAAACATATGATTTTATATTTTTAGCGTCTTCAGATATAAATTCGTCTGTGAATTTTCTAAAAGAACTTTTCTTTTTAGCGATAACTTTACCAGTTACAACTTTTTCAACTTTATGAGTTTCTATAAGTTCATTCTTTTTATTATTTTCTTCTTTCGATTTATTTGAATTTGACTTATAATTATCAATGTCCATTCCTATATATCATCCTTTCATATATTAATAATTTAAATATAAAAAGTAAGAGAAGCATCTTTTGATACTTCCCGTACTTCCTATTCAAAAGTATTATTCCTCAGTTGATTCTACTTCAGAATCTTCTGGATTTTCAACTTCTTCATTTGCTAGTTTTGCAAGTTTTCTTTTTCTGATAAATGTTACGATACCAAAGCCTGCTGCAAGACCTGCTGCAACGATAGCTATTTTACCTAACATACCTTTCTTAGAACTACCTTGTTCAACTACTTCCATGATTTCATTTTGATTTTCCATAATATTTTCCTCCTTCTAAAAATCAATTTATCATGAAGAATTAACTTTCTTCATTATAGCGTGTGAAAATTACGCGAATATTTAAGCCATCATATCATAATTAGCTTTTGGTTGTCTAGAATAATCAATACATATACAAGGCTCATCATTTTCAGCCAAACATGTATCAAAATCTAATTCAATTAAGCCATCATCGATATTCCATCCAATTTTATCGCCATTCTTAATACCATCTAAACCGATAGATTTATAAAATTCATTTAAAGAAATATAATTTTGATATGTAATACAACGATTAAGCTCATTAATAACTTTTCTAATAGTATCTAAATCAGATCTAAAATATCTTCCTGATATAGAATCCATCATTAATGTATTTCCTTTTGAAGTTATAATTACTTGATTGTTTTTTAATGGTTTTTTATTAATTTTATCTTGGTTAATTTTTTCTCTAATTTCTTTTTCCTTTTTTTCTCCAAGTGTTTCTATAACTTTATCTCTATATGTTAAAAAGGTTCTTTCTGATATTGCATATGCACTAGCAAAAGCTGCACTACGTTTACTATTAATGCGACATCCACAAATAATAAAAATAATACCACTTATTCCAAATGAAGCGGAAGGTAAATATTCTTTCCAAGTTATTTGTACTGTTTCTTTAATAGTTAATTTATTATTAACCTCTTTTTCTTTATCATTAATTAATTTAACAGCTTTTGGAGTAGCTTTTACAGCTAATACCGTTGAAGTTATCATGCTAGATAATCCTAAAGTAGTCAATATTTCAGGACTATATTTATTAAAAAACCCCTTAGTTATTTTTATAGCATTATGCATTTTTTCATTCATAATTAAACTTCCTCCATTTTGAATTACTTTATTTTGCTTAATTTTTTATCAACTATCTCTGATATACGTTTTTCTAAATTATCGTCATAACGTTTATTTAAATTAGCATCAAAACGTTTAGTTTCATATATTGATTTAACTAATGATGCAGTTAAACCTAAACCTAGAACACCAACTTGAAACCAATCTATTTTACTTAGAACTTTTTTCATATTATCTCCTTTCTATATTATATAATCAAACGAAACAGGCATATTAAATGTTATAACCCAACAATCTACAGAACCACCTACAACAATTTTGTCATAGTTAAAATCTAGTTCATGAACATTATATGGATCACAGCTTTCTATATCTGCCCATCCCAATTGATAACCATAATCTACTGGCGGAATTCCCAAATAATCATAATATTCGTTTAAACATGCATAACCTTTAGATATTAAAGAATCTTTTAAACGACATTCCGCTTGCATAACATTTTGCATTGTTGATTTAAAAAATCTCATTCCTTGATAATCAAAAAATAATACTTCTTCTCCTTCTGGTTCCATTTCTGGATCGTATTTAGCCCTGATTATCTCTTGCTTAGCTAATGTATCAGCTTCTTCAGAATATAAATTTTTAATATTATCTCTATATTCATTAAATGAATTTTCTAATAATGTATAAGCTGATATTATGGATGCTTGCTTCTTCGTATTCAAATATTGTATACTGACAATACATATAATTGTTGACATACATGATATAATACATCCAATATATGGTGTCCAACCATATTTAATTATTTCAAATGGTGTTAATTCATCACCTTTATCATTTTCTGCTTCTTTCAATAATTTAACAGCTTTTGGAGTAGCTTTTATTGCTAAAAATGTTGTCAATATAACTCCTCCAGATGCAACTGCTGTTAATATTATTGGTGAATTTTTTCTTAAAAAATATTCAAATTTATTCATAATGTATCCTTTCTAAGTTCTAAAAATATAAACAAAAAGATTAGAGGCAATGTATCCTCTATTTCTTTCCTTTGATTAATTTTTTAATTATCCAAATTATAAGTATTGCACATACTATTACATCTCCAAACACAATTATTATACTAGCCCCCAATGCACTAGCCATAATAGCTATGAATACTAATAATAATACTAATATCAATACTAATATAGTAAATAATATCATAAATATAATCACTCCTTCTATAATAATAGTTGTTTTTAACGCGAAAACTTAAAGGATATTAAATCCTTAATAGTTTAATGTTTAACGTTCTTTTTTAAATACTAAATATACAAATCCAGATATAAATGATATAATTATACCTAGAATTATAAATTTTGTTCTTTTTTTCATATTTCCGCCTCCTTAAACATCTCTCATTATAGAAATTGTTTTTGATGCGAAAAGCTCATAGTGCATGTTTATTTTTTTGCACTATTAACTTCGAGTATTTTTATTTTTTAAATTTAGGTATAATATTATTTAAAATACCTCTTCCTAATGTACTAGTTACCGTACCTTCCTGATCAAATTTAAATGTCTTTAATACTGCCCAAATACTCACAAATGTTGTTATACTAAAGGTTCCAACTGTAATAATATTACGAATTTTTTCTCGTTTATTTTCTGCCTCAATTTCCGCTTTTTTATTATTTGCTTCGATTTCGATAGAATCTAACTTAATTAATTCATTACGAATATTATCTCGCTCCCTTTGTAATCCTTCACGTTGTGGTGAATCGACATCAATCACACTTAAAATATCATTAGTTTTTGTGTAATCCTCCATTAGTAATTTTCTAGTTTTTTCCATAATTTATTCCTCCTTTAACTATTATAATTACTCATTATAGTCATTGTTCCTCGCGCGAAATAGCAGCATCATGCTCAACTTTAAATACTGCATGTTTCGTATGTAAATTAGATAATTCATTACTAGAAATCATAACTCGGCATAAGCCAGACTCATGATCTACTTGAATAGTTCCTGTAACATGATATCTTGATGACAAAATTTTATAGGATATAATTCCAATAACTATCCCAATAAAAATATATAATATTTCTATATTAAATCACCTCCATTTTGAAAGAAAAAAGAAAAGCCTTAATTGGCTTTACTTGGTTCTATGAAACGATTAATGAAATCAATTACTTTTAATTTTATGCTTAACATTTTTATATCGAATTTTGTTTTATGTATTTGACTTAATAATAAATTTCTTATCTCTTTTGAATCTTTCCATTCTTCAAGCCAAGAAATCATTTCTTCAATTTCATTCTCCTTTAATTCTAATTGTAATGTTGTTGCGTTTCTAAAAATTTCTTTGTTCATTTTATTTTCTTTCATAATAACACTCTCCTTCATTATATAACGTGTTTTTCACGCGAAAAATAAAAGAGAGTAACAATTTATTTATTGTAAATACTCTCTAAATTAGTCATATAATTTGACATGGTTTTTTGCATAATTTTCATATATAATTTTGAATTTAATAATATTATGGCTAATGCCATACTACTACTAACTCCTAAAAATACACCTAATGCAACTTTTAATATTAACATATCATATCACTCCTTCTATAATAATAGTTGTTTTTCACGCGAAAAAGAAAAGACTATTTTTCTTTTTTAGTCTTCTTCTCTTTTTTGATATATGTTTTTATTTCTTCATCACTATAACCGGCATTCATTAATGCATTTATACGTTTTTTTGATTCATCCATAGTGTCTTTAACACCTCTATTATAAGATTTTCCGCATAATACAAGAACACCAAATGTTGTTAGCATTCCGAATATAAAATTTTTCATATAATCACTCCTTCTATAATAATAGTTGTTTTTAACGCGAAAAAAAAAGAGAATTATTAGTTCTCTTTATTGAAAAGCTTATAAATCTTTCTTCCTAATTTGTTATGTAGATTATTATATTCAAGTGTTTCATCATATCTAATTCCACTTTTAAGATTTCGTTCTAAATGATTATCTAGCACCTCTTGATTGTGAATTATTTTTAATAATAATCCTCCAAATATAATACCAACTATAACTTTGAATTTATTCATATAAACTTCCTCCTTCTATAATAATAGTTGTTTTTAATGCGAAAAAGAAAAGACTATTTTTCTTTTTTAGTCTTCTCGGTTCTATTTATTATGCTTTGTAATTCATCAATTATAGCATTTTCTATGCATATGGTATTAACCATAGAATCTAAATCCTTACCATTAGGATATTTTTTCTTTAACTCATTTAATAAATAATCTCTATCCTTAGTTAATTGCTCTAGATCGTTATATACCAAAGCCTCTACACTACCTTTCTTAAATTTACACATAATATAATCACTCCTTCTATAATAATAGTTGTTTTTAACGCGAAAAAATAAAAGGAGATGTTTTTCATCCTTTTATTATTTTTTAATTTCTTTAGCTTTTCTTAATGATGCTGGACCAAAATGGCCATCAACTACTAATCCATATTGTTTTTGATATTTCTTTACAGCTTTTTCTGTTGCTGGACCAAAAGAACCATCGATAACTAAATTTGAATCTATTGCCCAATTTAAGAATAATTGTAAGTATTTTACTTGTTCTCCTTTTGAGCCTCTTTTTAATGCCCCATTTTTTGGTAATGTCGGAAATATTCCATTATATAACATTTTTGGTTGTTCTTCGTATTTATAATTAGGTCTACCATATCCCATTATTCTATTATATTTAAGAGAATATTGTTTTAATCTAACACAACCACCGTTGGCAACAACACCTTTTGCAGAGGAAGTATTTCCTTCTATAGTATATACATATTTATTATCAACTTTATATACTAATCCAGTGTGTTGGGCATTACCTTTAGAATTATTAAAGAATATTTGATCCCCAACTTTTGGTTTTGATTTGTAAAATTGTTTATATTGTTTATAATAGTTAGCAGAATAATAAACTCCAGCACCTAATGATTTATTTGGTTGACATAATAATTCTTTTGCGTGATCGACTCCGAATGCTTGAACAAAACACCAATCTACGAATACATCGCACCAGGCATATCCTTGTTTTTTACCATTATAGAAATCTTTAATATTATCCAAGTCTCTAGCATATTTAGTATAATTATTGTTTCCAGCATTTGCAATTTTATCATCTAAATCTTTATTAGATTTTTTTTCTAAATATCCATCTTCTTGCATAGCTATTGATATTACTTTATCTAATTCGTTCATAAATATCAATCCTTTCTATTTATTATAGATTTTTAATCGTTTAACATAACTATCTTTTATTAAGGGGTGATTATTTTTAGTTCTAGCACTACAATATTCTTTTTCAAATTGATTAAGAATATCGTCTATTGCTTTTAAATTAACACCATCTAAATATCCTTTTATATTTTCTTCAATCATCTCATTTGTGATTGCCTCAAACATATCTCTATCATATCGTTCAATTATATGTAAATAATCATGAGCAGTATTTTGTCTTAATATTGCTCCGTTCCAATCATAATATCCTTGTCCTATCTCATAAATGGGACATAATCTTTTAGGTATTATTAAATGATGAAATGACAATTGACTTGTTCTATCAAAAGGATATCCCATAAAATCATACTTCAACTTTGTTAAAGCATATTTTTTAATCATAATCTTAGTTATTTCACGCATACGAACCCCTTATTATTTATTCTATGACCAGCCAATAGACCAACCAGCATTAACAAAATCCTGATAATGTGGAAGTGCTTCTATCGTACTTACTGGATAATATGAACTCATATCAGAACGAGTAAATATTTCATATAATGTTTTACTTCCACCTATGATATTACTATTTGCCAATGAAACTAACAAATTATCCAATGATTGCGTAGTTAAATTAGTTACACTACCACTAAGCATTCTATGGCTAGTTGCTATCCCATTTCCTATATTTAAAATAGGTATATCTTGCAATACTCTACAACTTGCAAATAAATTTTGAGTATTTGATAATGCGCCTGTTTCAAACTTACTAATAGTTTTTAAAGAAGAACAATTGTAAAACATATTTTTACATCCATCACCACTAACATTAGATAAATCTATATCATCAGAAGAAAATGTTTCAATATTACTACTTGCAAACATTGATTGCGCAGTTGCTAAATTTTTAAATAAACTTTTTAAATTATTATAATCATTTAATCTATTTCCTTCAAAGAAAAAATAATTTCCATTTGTTATTTCAGCACTACTTCCACTAGGTATATTAAGAACTTCAGGTACTAACTCAGTAAATGTTTCATCACCTGTTAGCCCTGTTATTCCTTTTGCAGTTAAATTATCTACTAAATCTTGTTTATCTTGTTGTAATTGGGTTAAATAATCACTTGTAGTCATTATTATTCACCTCCATTTGAACTTGGTGTTGTTAAAGTTGCAAGTACTGTATTTATATTACCTACTAAACCATCTACATATTTCTTATTAACTAATTGACCATCTGTTGTTGGGGTCAAATTTGTATTTACAGTTGGAAAAAAATTTAGAAAATGAAGTCGTCCATTAATTAATTGACTATTATAAGAATTTCTATCACCGGATGTAATAATATTTTCAGTATTTAAAATTGCTTTTAGATTGTTAAAAATAATATCAGCATTAGAACTATTTGATAAATCTGTTTTTAAATTAAAATATCTAGTTGTTGGATAAAATGGTTGTCCTGTATATATCTGTCTATAATAGAAAGCAATATTTTGTATATTATCATTTCCTGACGTATAGAAAAGCCAAAATAAATTTGCTTTTGGTGGTAAAAACAAATATGAATAAATATTCACATCACTAGATGTTGGTAATGTTGCACCAATCAATCCTGGACTATCATAGATTTGTACTCCACTTTTTAATTTAAAAATACCACCATTATAATAATCACAAACGTGTCCAACTAAAAGATGGTCACTTTCTTCTAAACTATAATGTTCTTTAATCTCAGCAACTACATCATTGTTTATTTCAATAATATCTCCACTTATTCCTAAATCACTTAATGATTTATTTCCATCTAATTCAACATTATTAATACTAGGCTTATTAATTAATTGTAAATAATCAGTAGTTCCACTAGGTCCCTGTGGTCCTACATCTCCGGTATCACCTTTAGGTCCCTGAGGTCCTACATCTCCGGTATCACCTTTGTCTCCTTTAGGACCCTGTATACCAGGTTCTCCTTGGTCACCTTTAGGTCCCTGAGGTCCTACATCTCCGGTATCACCTTTGTCTCCTTTAGGACCCTGTATACCAGGTTCTCCTTGGTCACCTTTAGGTCCAGCTTCAATAATATTAACAACTAATTCTTCTGATTCTTCAGAAATATCAGCATTTGACATTATACCACCACCTTATCATCAGCTTCGGGATATAATATAAATTGTTTAGCACCGTCTGTATCATATCCGATTATTGTTTGATTATCATTATATTCAATCTCATACCAATAGACAGTTCTTTTACTTATAACATCACCGAAACGTGTATCGTCACTTGTTAATGAAATATAAAAAGATTCACAATCTTCTAAAATATCATATTTTTTTTGGAATAAAACTTCTTTGTAATCACCTTTTTTTACTATTGATAATTTTAAACTATCACCAGCTTTGAATGGAACATCACCGGTTATTTTTATAGAAGCCTCATCACCACGAGTAATATGTATATTTTTATCGATTATTTTATACATAAAATATCAATCCTTTCTATTTCTTTTTATTTGCTTGTTTATATATTTGATTAATATAAACACTTGCACCAGCTACTAATATACCCTGAGTTATAGCTGTAAATATGGCCATGAATATTTCTTTTAGTTCAGTAATATCACTTGTAGAAATAACATATAATCCACATAATGTAATAGATATTACCCCTAATAATAATGGTATAAATTTATTTTTTAATTCTGATTTTTTAATTCCAATACCGATTAAATATAAAACAGGAATTAATATAATTAGCTCTGGTTTTATAAATTCTTTAAAAATTTCAAAAGTTTCCATATTAAGCACCTCCTTATATTTCTTTAATTTTTAATACTCCAGACATTTGATCAGCCATATGGCTTATGTATTGATCAATACTATCAGGATCTTCTTGCTTTTTATTATCTGTATTATACAATACACATAATGCACCAACAACATAACCATCGTTATTTGTTATTTTATGACAATAGAAAGAACGAACTTTTCTTGCTTTTAATAATTCGTATGTACCAATATCTGCATCTTTTATCTCATTTAAATCTCTTACAAGACAATGCCCAGTTAAATCTATTTGACTAACAGGATAACCTACCATTGCTCTGAATTGATTTTGAAAATCTCCCATTATTGGTTTATAACCTCTATTAACAGCTTCATTAGTTATACTAACTTTTAGAAAAGAAATTGCGTTCATGTCTTTTCCACCATTGTGATAACGAGCCAGAAATGCTCTGCTTGCTCCTAAATCTGTAACGGCAGTTTGCAAATATGAATTAAGAGTTGTATCAATTGCTATTGCCATCTTATCTTCTTCAGGTGTTAAAACGTGACCGGAAGAACATTTTTTCATTTGGTCCATTAATGTATTAAACATTTTTTCATTAAATTCATCTTGTTTTTTATCTTTTTTAATAACAATAAATAAAAATATTCCAGCTATAACAACTAGAATACCTAATTCTGATATTGATTGTGCTATAGAAATTCCATCCACTTTATCCTCCTTTTTATTTTAAGCAGTTCGTTTCCATACATATACTTCGTAATATGGTGGCATAATACTAAATGCCGTACCACTACCAGACCATCCAGTTTCACTAGCATTAGTCGTTAAACTATGTGAATGATCTCCAACCCAGTTTGTAATTTGTGACTCTTCAATGTTACCACCGGTAGGTGCACTATAACCACGAGCATCTGGGATATTACCAGTTTTATGACCATCAGTTCTCGTATGTATTTTACCATTATGTTGATGCCCGCCAGCACCACCAGTCCAACCAGACAATGATGGTATTGAGTGGTTGTGAGAAGGCATATTTTCAGCGGTAAGTGTTCGAGTTTGACTACCTCCAGTTTGGTTTGGTGATGAAGAAGTAGCCCATAAGAATCTACCAGTTATTTGTTGCCATGTTCCTACACCAAATAATGTTCCTGGATTTGTAGCTACTGTACTCATATATATAGAACCAACTGGATATATTTTATTAAAGATATCGGCACCATTAACATAGAACCCACCTTTAAAATCAGCAGGCATTCCAAATTCAACTTTAGCTTCATTAGGACCAGCTTCTGATTTTTTACCAAAAGCTAATGATTTACCAGATTTATTAAAATGTATTAAATCAAAACCTGTTGAAATTTCTCTATTTCTTGTTAATGAACTAAACGCATCTGAAATATAAAATTCTACATCATATGATTGAGAAGCACTAATACCTCCAGCACCTATTAATTTAGTATTAGATCCTGTATAATCAACGGCATGAACTGTTGTAGAACCATTAACATATGTACCGTAAGTATATGTACTTTCTGTTTTCTTTTTATATCCAATTTTTACCGTAAAACTATTTTTATCATTAACCGCAGCAGAAGATGCTACAATTGATAATTTCAAATATGTGCCACTATCATCTAATGTCCCATCAGAAAGACATCTCTGTGCATTATATGAAGTTATTACAGGAGTAAAATATTCTGTAACATTATAAATTAATGATACTTTCGATGATATTCTATCACGACTATCATATACCCATACTTTACATGTTTTATTACTACCTGCTACAACATTTAAATTTCTTAATTGTGAATTTAATCCACTTACACTTGTGTCATAATATGTTTGATTTTCATATTCACAATAATATCGTTTTATAGTAGAACCCTGAGCACCGGCACCGGACATTGATACTTGTAAATGAGAAAGGGTGGTTAATAATGTACCCCATCCTTTTCCACCGACTGTAGTATTACTATCGTAACAACTAGTATTTGAAATAGTTGGAACAATTCCAGAATCTATATTAACTGTAATCGATATAGTTTTAGAACCAATTGATGTTCCACCACTAAATGTTTCACAAGTTAATGTCCCTGTGACCGATTGTCCATTTGGGTTTTGAGTTGCTAAGTCTCTAGATGGAGTCCACGATGCACTATCACCTGCATTTGTTGATATTGTTCCAGATTTATTACCAATGGCATATGTTAATTTATGAGTAAATGATGTACTAGCTCTACTTATTGAGATAGTAATAGCACTATTTGTTGTGGCTGTACCCATTGATGGTGTACTAGCTCTTGGTATGGTAGTTAAAGTTGTTTGATTGGTAGGGTTTAATGTTCCAGCACTTGTACCAGTATTAATTGATGCTTGATAAGATATTGTTTTAGTACCATCATTATTATGGGTTATTGTAAAATCCTGATAACAAGATGCTGTTGCACCTACACTACCACTAGGAAATATCATAGTAGTAGATTTAGTTTGGCCATCGCATGTAAAAGTTACCGTTTTAGCTATTTCCCAATAAGTTGTACCACTTGTTCTTTTAACCGTAAATGTTATTCTTACATTAGAAGTATTATTTTCTATACTTTGAGATAATAGCTGGCAATTAACACTACCACTAGCACCAAATCTTTGTATATTAAGTTTTAAAAATAACATAATATATTACCTAACCTTTCTAAATGACACACTATCATCATCATTAACTATAAAATCAAAATTACCAATGCCTAGAGCAGAAGTTATTACTGTTGCAACATTAAATTTATCAGACAACCATTCAGATACTGGTATTTCACTTGATCCTTGGAATATTGCTATAGAGTCATTTTGAATTCTAAGTGAATAACCTGTTGGATCACCAGTTCCTAATTCTATATAAGGTAATCCCGATGTGTCAACACCTTTTTTGATATAAGATTCAAGCTCAGTAATCTTTGTAAATGCAGTATTACCATTAGACGCTTCTTCTGTAGCTATGGTTCTCCATTTAGTTAAAGATTCTGTTATTCCATCT